GTCGACGAGATCGTACCCGGACCGCTGTCGATACTCCACGTCACGGACTGCGACGGCGAATTGGTGCCCGCAACGGTCGCGCTCATTTGATCAGTTGCGCCGCCCGATACAGTCGAGGATGCTGCCGTAACAGTCACGCCGCTAACGGTCGACCCTGCCGCAGCATTGACGGAGTACGATCCCGACGCAGGGCTCGTGATGCTGGTGTACGTGTGGTCGCGCACGGTAATGGTACGGCCCGCCGTTGCGCCAACCGGCGTGAGGGAGAACGAATACGTCCCTCCGCTGATGGTCGGAGACGTCGCAGCAATCCACGAGCCGCCGTCACTCAGCAAATAGTCAAGCGCTGCCGGTGCCGTTCCAGTATAGGTGCCAGTGACGTTGAACGGGGCACCGACGGTCTGTGGCGATGACGGCGTAGCGATGGTCAAAACGGTATTCGGGTTGACGACGTACGCTGCAGAGGCTGCGCTCACCACGCTCGTATTGTTGTGGTCGCGCACGGTGATTGTTCGGTTGACACTTGCCGTCGTCGGCGTGATGCTGAACGAGTACGTGCCATTCGTGTTGATGGTGAGGCTCGTAACAGCATTGTTCCACGCACCCATCGTGCCGGAGTCAGCGAGGGCATAATCGAGCGCGGTAGGCTGAACTCCGGCCCAGGTGCCCGAAACGACGAACGCATTGCCGACCGTCTGCGTGGTCGGGGTCGCAACGGTCAGCGTCGCGGCGCTGAACTTGCCTTCCGCCGTCATGCGATTAACCAGGTACGTGTAAAAGGCGTCGACCGTAGTCTGCACTTCGGTGCCGGACTGGCCGATTGCGATTACGTCAGTCGCTGCCAGCGCGCCGGCGGCCGAGAGTTGCGTCAGGCTGACGCCGTTCAGGAACGACGACGGGATCTCGTTGAACACCGTCAGCGTGGAACCCGTGAACGTGGCAGGCGTCGTGCCGCCGGCAGAGCTGCCCAGAACTTGCGTGCGCGAGAGTGTCGGAGCCTGGGCGGTTCCACCCAAGTTAAACAGGCTATTTTCCCAGTTGCCGGCGCCATCATCGAAGCAAAACGGCACGCCAACATCCGTCAGCGACAAAGCGCCGGCCGCGATGACTTGCGCCAGGTTGCGACAGCCCGCAACAGCGGTGCCATCGGAAATCGACGCTGCACTCGTGCCCGTCGTCGTGAATTTCAGTCGGTCGGCAAATTTCATGGTGCGGTATCACCCGTAACGCGGAAGTTTGCGGTGTCGTTGGTGGCGCCGGTTCCGGACTGCACCGTACGGCGCACCCAGACAGCCCGGCTTTGACCCGCGGGAATGTCGCCAAGGGCAACGCCTGCGCCCTGAGTGGCTGCAGCGACGAAGGTCACGCCGCTAGGCGCTGTGTTTTCATCAGCCACCGTCTGCTCGGTGCCGTTCACGGCCGAGGTGCCGACGCCGACGTCAAACGTGGTGGCAGGGCTCGGCGTGTTCGCCTGGATCCAGAGCACAGCGCCGACCAACGTCAGGCTGCCGTGTGCGTTGTGGACGTACAGGCAGCGATATTCGGTATCGCCCACTGCTGCCTCGGCCGAGGCGACGTCGTCGAAGATGTTCGCGCCTGCGGCAGTCGTCGATTTCGCACCACCCAACGATGCTGCAGGCGACGTGTTACCGGCGCCGCCGGACAGCCGGTATTGAATGTCGGTCGAGGCAATAGCCATTCTGTTCTTTCATTGTTCAGCGAGTCGGCGGGCGATGAACGCCAGCAGCTCGTCGTCGGACTTGCCGACTACTTGATCGGGGAAGATCGCCACCGAGCGCGAGTTGTCGCGCACGACGACTAGGAGAGCGCCCGGCGCCGCGGCCTCGGCGCGCACATTGGCGAGCCAGGCGGCGGTGTCGGGGCTCATGGGATTACTGCGCTTTGGGCTTGCGGCCCGGCTTTACCGGCGTCGTCGCGTCGCCGGAGGATTCGGGGGCCAGGTCGACCTCGACGGCGGGCTCTGTCGCGGCGGTCGCCTTCACGACGCCCTGCTCCTCAGCGAAACCGGCGTCGACGAAAGCCTTTGCCAGCGCCCTCTCGCCATCCGTCGTGCCGAGGTCGTACTCGACACCCTCTGCGTACGTGGTCACACGGAAGCCATCAACAGAGCCTGGCAACGTGGTCAACATGCAGATCCTCATCGCGATCAGGGGACAGGACGACTGCGCGGATGGCCCAAGATGACGCTTGCTTCGATCAGCAGCGTCGGCGACGTGCCGCTGACGGTTTTCACCACGCCCCGGACGTAACGCTTGTAGCCAGCGTAGCCGACGTTCAGGACGCCGGCATTGTTCGTGGTTACGACCGGCTCGACGCCCTGCAGGTCCTTGTCCGCGACGGCAGTGAACGTAGTGTTGTCGTCGCTCTCCTGCACTTCCAGGGTGTACGACGGAGTCGTGCCGCCGATTGCGCCGCAGTTGAAGGACACGACTGCCGACTCGAAGCCCGCGCGGTCGACGCCAGTGCCGTTTGCGGCTGCGGTCAGGGATTGCGGCGCCAGCGTGGGCACGCGCTTGATGTTCGATTTCAGATCACGCATTGTGATTCCTTGTTCATGGGTGGACAGAGCCCCCGGCTTGAGCCAAGGGCGTGCACGAGGTCGATTAGGTCGAGATCTTCAGCTTGCGGATCGCTTCCGCCTGGCGGACGCCGCCGCCGGTGCGCTTGCGACCGCGGAAAACGACGAGGCCGTCGTCGGCGCCAGTCGTGTAGTCGGCCTGGAACGAGATCGCGATGCGGTCGACAACGACGTAGCCGCGCTTGAAGTCACCGAAGGCCACCGGGAAGGCGTTCGCGCCGACGTTCGGCATGTCCGGCATCTCGACGTACGAGGCGCCCAGGATCGTGTTCGGCACATTGCCGGCGATGCCGGGGGTCCACAGGTACTGACCTTGGTTGTCCTTCAGCTTGCGAACGGCCGCGATCGACAGGCGGTTCAGGGTCCACACCGCATTGCGCGAGTAGCCGGTCTTCAGCGAGTAGAACAGGTCGATCATGCCGTCGGCGGTGATCTTGGCGGCGTCACCACTTACGGTGAAGCCGATGTCGGAGTTGATAAGAAAGCCTTCCATCTGGCCGATGCCGGTACCGGTGACCGATTCCTGTCCCTCGCGCACCGCGAATTGCTCGGACGAGTCTTCGCGCAGTTCGGCCATCAGATCGTAGTCGGCGTCTTCGAGCATCTGCAGCGAGACCTCGACGCGCGAGAACAGCTCCGGTGCGGTCCATTCGTTCATGCCGTAGGCCGGGTCGCCCGTGTTCGTGCGGCGTTGGGTTTCGCCGACACGCGATGCGGCGCCGCTGCCGGTTTTCTTCGGCTGCTTCAGGCTCGGGCCGCCGATCGTGCGGACGGTAGCCAGCGAGCGGATCGGGTTCATCTCGATGATGTTCTTGATGATCTCGGCCTGCATTTCAGCCGGGGCGAGCAGATAGCCCGCACCGGCGTCGTTGCTGGTGACCAGGGCGTTCTGGCGGGTGATGATCGCCATGTCTTCTGGCTTTCGCGCGTCCGCCGGCTTGCGCATGACACGGTCGAAGGCTGCAGCGTGTTCCGCGCGCTCTTTCGACTTGTCGTCGCCGCCGACTCCGCCCAGGCCCTGACGGTTCAGGATCTTTTCGACGCGGTCCATCTGCTCCTGCATTGCCTTGGACTGCTGCTCGGCCACGGTCAGCTTCTGGTTGGCCTCTTCGAACTTGTCGAGGTGCTTGTCCAGGTTGGCCAGCTTCGCTTCGAGGTTGTCGTCGCGCTTCTTCTGGTTCGCGTCGTTGGTACGTTTGTACTCGCTGAACGCTTCCATTACTTCTTGAACGGCGTCTTTGTCTGCCATGGTCATTCCTTGATGGTGGAGGTGAGTTGTTTGATGCCTTGCGCGAGCCGGTGAGCGGCTGCGTTCTGCTTCTCCGCAGGGTCCCCACCATCACGGAGGGGCGTTTCTGGCGGTTCGGGCGAATCGTCGCGATTCACCCGCGACATCGCAGCGGCTGCGATTCGCTTTGCTTGCGCGTTCGAGAGCCCTTCTCCATCGCGGAGGAAGGCCTCGAACTCGCGAATTTCCGGACCGCCGGCGGACGCCAGCAGGTTGCTTGGGGTGTTCTTGAAGTGATTCAGCATCGCGGAGGCCGCGGCCTTTTTCTTCTTGGCCGGCACCATGACGTCCGCGAAGCCGGCGTCTACTGCGGCCTGGCCGAGGAACCACGTTTCTGCATTGACCCAGGCTTCGAGGTCGGAGCGCTTAGCGCCGGTGCGGGCCTCGTAGATGTTGATCAGGCCAGCCTGCAGTTGGTCGAGGACATCGGCCTCTTTGCGGAACGCGTCGGCGTCGCCCCACATGCCCGACCACGGCTTGTGGATCATCAGGTTCGCGCCCTCGCTGATCCGGATCTCGTCGCCGGCCATTGCGATGACGCTCGCGATCGAGGCCGCGATACTATCGATGTGGACGATGATCTTCGACGAGTGACGCGCGAGCGCCTGATAGATCGCCAAACCCTCAAACACCAACCCACCGCCGGAATTGATCCTAACGTTGATGGTGTCGACATCCAGATCCGCGATCTGGTTGGTGATAGTTTCGCCGGTAATGCCTTCGTCCCACCAGCCACCGCCGATGTCACCGTAAATCAGGATCTCAGCCTCGCTGTCACCGGAGTCGGCGTTGATACGCACATGGCCGGGCTTCAGGGCTACTCGGTTGCGATGCCGAATCGAGTTAGCGTCTTGCGGGTCTTCCTGGGCGAGTTGCGACAGCACCGAGTCAATGTTGTCGCGGGCCTCGCGAAGAAGCCGTTCGTTTTCAGCGGACAGCACTCGTCCTGCAGCTTTGCGCTGCATATTCGATGGTGGCATTCGGGGTTACTCCTGGGGTGCTGGTCTTGCGGGTTCAGCGGGCTTGGGCTCGCCAACGATGTTTGCGGGTATGCGCAGCTGGTCGCTTGCGGGGTCCGGATCGGGATTCAGATCTAGCAGATCGCGTCCTTCGTTCGGATACATCAGACCGCCGTTGACGTACCCGAGAATTACGTCCTTCGTGTCTTTCGCCGACCCTCGAAGCAAGCCCTCTTCCGTGAAGTTGAAGTAAAGTCCGGCGTCGATCTCCGCATCCGTCAGCAGGTTGATCATCGCTGACTGTTCGAACGACTCCCAGCGCGGGGAGAGGCAATCCTCGCGGTGTGCACGGTTCATCTCCTCGGCACTGGCGAACGTCGCGGTCTTGTCCGAGAAACCGACCTTGATCGGGAGCACGCCCATGAAGGAGCAGATTTGCTCGACCTGCGTCTTCCTGGTTTCATTGCTCTGTGCGTCGACCGAGCTCATGGCGGTGTTGAGGAACTTCGCGCCTCGATCGAGGATCATCGGCTTGCCGGCATTCTGAAGGCCGCCGAATTGCTTATTGATCCACTCCGACAGGTCGTTGTATTGCGGTTTGCTGAGGGTAGCGTCGATCGAGTAGACGCCTGCGTTCTGCACACCGTTCTTGTGCAAGCGAGCCGCCGACTCTTCCGTCGCCATGGCTAGACCGATCGCTTCCCTCGCCAGCTTTACGACGTCCAGGCCATGGAAGCCGTCAATGGTGGGGCCACGTAGGTGCCAGATTTGCGACTTTTCCAACGTGCGAAACGTTCCGTCCAGGCCTACGACGTCGTAGGTAATCTTGAGGTTTTGATCGCGCTGCGGTGTTACCTGCCCTGGCGGTAACGGGATCAACTCGAGAATCTTGCCAGATGAGGCTCGACTGATGAAAACGTAAGCGTTACCGCACAATTCGATGTGCCACGACAGCATCTGCCGGAACTCGAAGCTGGTCTGCCAGTCGTTAGGTTTCAGCGACAGGAGGCGATACAGCGGATGCGAGGTTACTGGCGTGCGCTTGCGACCGCTCTTCTGCATTAACTTGAACGGCACCTGAGCCATGCCGTTGCCGATGACCCGGCAGCAAGCGAAGACCGTGGCCACCTGCAGGGCGGTGCGCCAGCTGACGGCCTTCCCGGTCGCGGATTCGAGGGTACCAATCCAGTCTCGCCAGAATGGCTCAGTGAACGCTTGATTTCGGCGCCCGGGTTGAACGAAGAACGACATCAGGACTCATCCTTCTCGACAGGCGCCCTGCGTGCTACGCAAACGCCGCCGACCAGCATCAGCGATCCGGCAACGATGAAGCCAGCTGCAATGTGCAGCAGGCCGGCGCCATAGGAGAGCGCCCCGGCGCCGCTGACGATGAGGGCGTCGGGAATAACCGTGACTAGTTTTTTCATCAGGATTCCCAGAATGAAGTTGTTTCGTGCTCGCTGCTGATCGCGCGTGCGATACCCATGATCGAAGCGACGGCGCCGTCGATTTTCTGCTCCGGCTTCTCTTTGCGCGGGTAGATGTTGTCTTTCGCGTCGAGCTTCGCCACCACGTTCGACATCATCCAGGTCAGCATCGGATTTCCGTCGTGGTGCACGCGGCCGGCCTTGATCGCGCTCTCGAACTCTTTCATCGGGAGCGACAGGTTCTTCACCGTCTGGCCAAGTTCGACTGCGGTAATCCCGTTCTTCGTTAGGCGCTGCTCCAGCTGCGCGGCACGATACGGGTCGAATACAACTTCGTCAGGCCCATACTCGGCCACCAGCGCCAGCATGTCTTCTTCGATCAGGTCGAAGTCGATCTCGGCGCCGTCGTGCTGCTGAAGAAATCCCTCGATCACCCACTTCCGATACGCGTTCGCGTTCTTCTCGGCGCCCTCAATCGCTGCCTCTGGCAGGTAATAGTCACCGAACAGGTAGAAGTGTTGCTTGCCCTCGATCTCGCGGACAAAGACAAGCATCAGCACGCAGACGTCCGAGCGGCTAGCCAAGTCAAGGGTTAGATAACAACGTTCGCCCTTGAACTGCTCGCGACGCAGCGTAAGATCGGCGCACTTCGCCCACTCAAGCATGTTTAGCCAGGCCGACTTCGCCGAGCACCAAATGTTCAGGTGCTTCGTCTTGAAGCGGACCTGCTTCGAGGCGCTCTGCGTCGCCTGCCTCTGTTGCGACAGCAGGAAGTCTTCGTCGACCGAGATGCCGAAGTTCGGATTCGCCTTGCGCAGCGCGGCAGGGCTCGTCCAATCGTCACCCTCATCGATCGTGTAAATCAGCGCGAAAAGTTCAGGGTCGTCCAGCGTCCCTTCAAGCACCTTCTTGGCCTCGACCTCTTGGTCGTAGCACGGGCCCGCGATGTTGAAGCCGGCCGTGGTGATCATGAGGAGGAGCGGCTGCTCGCGCGCGCCCATACCAGTCTCCATCGTGTCGACCAAGTCGGACGAGTCGTGTTCGTGGTACTCGTCCACGATCGCGCACGAAGGCGATGCGCCGTCGCCTGGCTTGCCGATGACCGGTTCGAAGCGGGAGCCGTCCGCCGGCACGAGAAGCGACTTTGCCCAGACTTCAGCACCGAGCGCCTCCTGTAACTCGGGAGTCCGCTCAAGCATCTGCTTGGCCGGGCGGAACACCTCCCAGGCCTGTGCCTCGGTCGTCGCGCCCGAGTAGACCTCGGCTCCGAACTCGCCGTCGACTGAGAACATGTACAGGCCAATGCCCGAACCGATGATGGACTTGCCGTTCTTCCGCGGCACAGCGAAATACGCACGGCGGTACCGGCGCCGGTCGTTCTTCTTGATCTTCCAGCCGAACAGCGTGACGAATGCGAAGCACTGCCAAGGCTGCAACTCGATCAGTTCGCGCTTTCGCGCCCAGCGCCCCTTCGTGTGAGGCATCAGCGACAGGAACGTGCAGACCTTATTGGCCGCATCCTCGTCGAAGTAATACGGGAATGCCTTGCGGCGGCTGGCCTTCAGGTCGTCCAGGTGTCGCTTGCAGGCCAGCTTCACCCACTTGCACGCGACGATTTTCCCTTTGACGACTGCCTGCGCGTATTCCAGTGCCGTGCCGACGTAATCGGCCGACATGATCAGTGCGCCTTCTTAGCCCCACCCATCAGGGCGGCGAACGGATTGGTTGGCGTCTCCTTCTTGGCCGAGACACGCGAGCGATCTGCCGGCGTCATTCCGAGAACCGCGAGCGCCGTGCGAATCTGCGCAACCTGGGCGGACGTCACTTCCGCATCAGGCTGCGCGCGGAACTGGGCAATCAGACGTGCGGCAAGTTCGACGGCCATTCGGTCGGTCGCCTGGAGGACGGAAGCAGGCAGCACGCCAACGATCTCGGCCCACACAGCCTTCTGCTTGACGTTGAAATATTTCGGCGGGGTCGGGTCGAACGCGCCGGCTTCGAAATCCTCGCGTCGTCGCGCCGGATCCTTATCGAAAGCACCCCGCGCCTCCAGCACCGCCGAAGGGGTTCGGGGTTTGGGCATGCTACGGCCCTCCTACAGGCTCAAATTCTGTATCGCGGAAATATAAAAAAGACGGACATGACGGTCTAGGGGCGAAAAGCCCCAAAGATCTACCCCGCGTGGCGTCGTTCGGCTGCCGTTTTCGCCTTGTGGCACGTCGTGCAGGTCGCCTGCAGGTTCGAATCGTCGTCGATTTGCTCGTCCGTCCAGCCTAAGGCGCGTGCCTTTGCCTTGCTGACCTTGTGGTCAACCTCGGTTGCGATGAATCGACATTCCGTTCCATTGATCTGGCATAGGCCGCAATCCCGGGCCATGATGCGCTCTCGGCGCTTTTGCCACTCATACCCGTAGCCACGCTGCGCGCTAGACTTGTCACCGTGACTACGTACCCAACCCGAAGACTGCTTTGCGTGCTTTTCGCAATAGCCGGGCGCGTCAATTAGTCGCCCGCAGCCGACCTTGCGGCAGACTGTCTTCGGTCGCGCCGGCATCAGCAGACCTTAGAAAGCACGCGGGCGATGCGCCACGCCGCTGCAAGCGCCCTCATCGGCGACAGGCCGTAGGCGCGCCAGGCGCGGTAGGATCGGATGAAGCGCTCATGAAACGGTCGCACTTTCAACCGCACCACGTTCGATTCATCGGTCATCGTGCGCTCCAGATGTCATGCACTTCGCCCAGCTCGGGGTATTGGCCAGTTGACGGCATCGGCGGCGCCCGGCGCTGCTTCCTGAACAGTTCACGCAACATGCCGCGCACGTTCTCGGGCAGGCTGCGCGCAAGCTCGACGAAAGACATGCCGGCGGCGCCGTAGCCCTTCGCACGAAGGATCGACTTCGCGTCTTCGCAGTCGACGAGGTGCGCGGCGATCTGAGTCAGGCGCTCGAAGTTTGCGACCTTCGACTCGCTAGCCTTGTCGCCTAGCACGGCGCGCAGGATCTCGGCGCGATAGACATCGATCGGGCCTTTCATGTCCGCGCCTGCATTGCGATGCGGTTCTGCTGCAGTTGGATGAGAACCATGATCAAGGCGCGCTCAGCTTCGACGGTCATGTGCATGGCGCACCTCAAAATAAGAAAGCCGCCAGAGCATCACTGCGTTTGGCGGCAAAGTCCAAGAGAGAGACTTGGAGGAGACAAGTTGCGGCGGCCGGTGCTGGTAGTCCGGCGACACAATCTCGCTGAGCACGTGCGCCATTGCGAGATCTATGCCTATTTCTTGCGCATCAGCTAATGCGCATTCACCACACGACTGGCGACTCAGATTGAAGGCCGATCGGGATTCGCCCAATCCGAAACCTTCTGAATCGCCATGCGTGTGGTGACTGGGTACGCCCCAGTCAGGCGCCGACGCTCGCATATGGCAGCGTTTTGCAACTCAACCCGTTTGATCAATGACCAGCGGGGCCAGGCCGCTGTGCGTCGGTTGCCGGTTACAGCGTCCGGCGTCGATGCGCGCAGCTCGTGCGCTCGACTGTTCTGGCCGATGCCAGTTCAAATTCCGCGTTGTCTTGGGTGCCGTCTACTGAGTCTCGCCGGGCGGGCGCTCCGGCACTCATCGGGCAACTGAGATCCCGTGCGCGTTTCGTCGCGCTTCTACGTGATGACCAGGTTCAGGTGCGGCTATGCGCCGCCAATACCGTCGTTCATGACGCCTCCCTGTGATGAGGTTGCCCGACCTCGAATGAGGCGGGCCAGCACGAGCCCCAAGGCTATCTGCACAAGTGGGCCGTAAACGACAAAGCCCGCCGAAGTGGCGGGCCGTATCACGTTCCTTGCAGGCGAGCGCCGGCTTTACTGCGGGCTGGGCACTCGACTGCCTCGGGTGATGTTGGCGCCGTAGCGCGCATTACATGGTGCCGAGGGAACTGTATGGAACAGGAGTTTACG